TGAAAGAAATTGAAACAATTTTAAATCCAGTTAGTTTTCCTAATCAATTAGCTTCAGACGAAGAAAAGGATACGTTTGAGTATGGGTTAAGGGTAGGTCAATCAATTCAGTATGAATGGTTTAAAAGAGATGGACAATCTTGTTCATATTATGGAAGATGGATAGACTTCAATAATAGGCGACTTTATGCAAGAGGAGAACAAGGCATTAGTAAATATAAAAAAGAATTTGCAGTAGAAGGAGATTTATCGTATCTAAATCTAGATTGGACGCCTGTACCTATAATACCAAAGTTTGTGGATATTGTAGTAAACGGAATGACCGACAGGATGTTTCACATTAAAGCTTACGCTCAAGACGCCATTTCAGCAGATAACAGGTCTGCCCATCAGAGACTCATTGCAACTGATATGATTTCTAAAGATTTATTAACGGGAATACAAGAAAATTTTGGAGTTGATGCTTTTAGCACAGACAAAGAAGAACTTCCTGAAACACCAGAGGAACTACAGTTATACATGCAATTAAAGTACAAGCCGTCTATTGAGATAGCGGAAGAAGAAGGGATTAACACTTTGTTAGACGAAAATCACTATCAAGACACTCAAAGAAGATATAACTACGACTTGGTTAATTTAGGAATGGGAGTCATTAAGCATGAGTTTTTGCCAGGCGCAGGAGTTAAGGTTGATTATGTAGATCCAGCCACTTTTGTATGGAGCTATACAGAAGACCCTTGTTTTAAAGATTGTTTTTACTTTGGCGAGGTAAAGCAAGTTCCTATTACAGAACTTCTTAAGATAAATCCAGACATAACGAAGGATGAGATGAAAGAAATATCACAACTCGGTTCCGCTTGGTTTAATTACTATGGATTAATAAAGCCTTATATGAATGATATTTTTAATAAAGACGTTGTTACGCTTCTTTATTTTAATTACAAGACATTTAGAACAATGGTTCATAAGAAAAAGAAAATGGATAATGGGGGAGATAAAGTGATTCAGAGAGAAGAAGGATTTAACCCCCCTGAAGATAGCGAGAGGTTTTCAAAGGTTGAAAAAAGAATAGACGTTTGGTATGATGGTATTATGGTGATGGGAAGTAATTATCTACTTAAGTGGGAGTTGGCTAAAAACATGGTCAGACCTAAGTCAGCATCACAGAGAGTTACGCCTAATTATATTGTGTGTGCGCCAAGAATATATAAAGGAGCCATAGAGTCTTTAACAAAAAGAATGATACCTTTTGCTGATCTTATTCAAATGACACACCTTAAACTTCAACAAGTGATAGCTAGGGTAGTGCCAGATGGTGTATTTATTGATGCAGACGGATTGAATGAAGTAGATTTAGGAACAGGCGCGGCTTATAATCCAGAAGACGCTTTAAAGCTTTACTTTCAAACAGGTAGCGTGATCGGCAGGAGCTTTACTCAAGACGGGGAATATAATCACGCTAAGATCCCTATTCAAGAATTAGGATCAAGCAGTGGTCCTTCAACTCCAGACCCAAATTCATTAGTAGGAGTACAAAAATTAGCCGCATTAAACTCTAACACAGCAACTAGACACATTTTAGACGCCAGCTTGTTCATGACAAGAAGGCTTGCTGAAGGACTGTCTTGCAGAATATCAGATATTTTAGAGTATTCAGACTTTGCTGAAGAATTTGCCAATCAAATAGGAAAATACAATGTATCTATATTAAATGATATAAAGGATTTGTATTTACACGATTTCGGAATTTTTATAGAAATGTCTCCTGATGAAGAGCAGAAAGCTAAGTTAGAGGAAAATATACAAATGGCTTTAAGTAAGGAGTCTATAACATTAGAGGACGCTATAGATATTCGTGAAGTTAAAAACTTAAAAATGGCTAATGAGTTGTTAAAGTTAAAAAGGAAGAAAAAAGAAGAGAAAGACCAACAAATGGAGATGCAGAAAATAGAGCAACAAACTCAAGGGAACATTCAGTCTGCTCAGGCCGCAGCTGATTCTAAACTGCAAATTATTCAAGCTCAGGCTCAAGCTGATATTCAAATTCAAGAAACTGAAGCTCAATTTGAGATAGTTAAGAAAAAGGAAGAAGCTCAATTGAAAAAAGATTTAATGGAGGTTGAGTTCCAGTATAATATGCAATTAAGAAAAATAGATTCACAAAATCTACAAGAAAGAGAGAATAAAAAAGAAAAAGCTAAAGATAAAAGAGTAAGTTTAAATAATACAGAACAATCTCAACTCATAGAGCAACGACAAACTAAAGGAAGGCCGAAAAATTTTGAATCTAATGAAGATAGTTTAGATGGATTTGATCTTGCTGAATTCTCGCCAAGATAATGTATAGAAAAAGTTTATTATCTTTGTATAACTAAAATATAATATAATGGAAGAAATTAAAGTAAAAGCAGTAGAAGCTGTAGAAGAAAAAGGAGTACAACAAGTAGAACAAGAACTACTTGATAAATACAATGAGAGTCAGTCTGAAAAAACTGAACAAACAGAAAACAACACCGAGGAAGTGTCTTCGGAACCTCAAGAAGAAGGCGTAAACGACACTAACGTTCTTTCATATATTAAAAACAAATACGACAAAGACATTAGTTCTATTGATGAACTATTTGCTCAGAAAGAAGTGAGCGGCGATCTTCCAGAAGATGTTGCTGCTTTTTATGAGTATAAAAAAGAAACAGGTCGCGGAATCAATGATTTTGTAAAATTAAATACAAATTATGATGACGCTGATCCTGATACACTCTTAGCTGAGTATTATCTTGCTACTAAACCTCATCTTGATAATGAAGATGTCCAATTTGAAATTGAACACAAGTTCAGTTATGATGAAGACGGAGATGAAGATTGGGAGAAAAAGGAGAAGAAAATAGCTAAGAAAGAAGAGCTTGCAAAAGCTCGTGAGTATTTTGAGGACCAAAAATCTAAGTACAAAGCCCCAGTTGAGTCAACGGGACCCTGGTCTAGTGATGAGGACAAAAAGAATTACGAGTCTTACAAGAAATACAATCAAGACCAAGAGAGTATGAAGCAAGAAAGTCAAAAGAGGAGTGAGTTTTTTACGCAAAAAACAGACGAGTTATTTAACGAAAAATTTGAAGGTTTCAAGTTTAACGTAAATGACAATGAGTATGTTTACAAGCCTACAGACGCTGAAAAGCTGAAAGAAACTCAATCAGACATAAACAACTTTATAGGTATGCACCTAAATGAAGATGGTTATGTAAAGGATGTTAATGAATATCACAAATCATTAGCTGTCGCGATGAATCCTCAGGCTTTTGCTAAATACTTTTATGAGCAGGGGAAATCTGATGCAGTCACAGATTCGGCTAAAAAAGCCAAGAATATTGACATGGGCATTAGAACAGCTCCTGAAAGTAGAACAACTGGTGGAATGAAAATTCAAGCAGTTCCTACAACTCATGGTAATGGATTGAAAATTAGAAGTAAAAAAAATAATTAACTAAAAATTTAAAATTATGGCACTTAATGTACCGGGGTATAGCTTAACCCCATCATCAACTAAAGCAGCAACCGCCACTAATTATATCACAGACTTTAACTTTTTGAATCAGTATTTACCTGATACTTACGAGAAAGAGTTTGAGAGATATGGCAACAGAACAATTGCTTCCTTCCTAAGAATGGTAGGAGCAGAGATGCCTACCAATTCTGACCTTATTAAATGGGCAGAACAAGGCAGGCTTCATACTAAATACGAAGGATGTACCACTACTAACGGAGCTGGAGCTATAGCTACTAATGCTGTTCCTTGGACTACAGCGGGTGGAGCAGCGTGTAACTTTAGAGTTGGACAAACCCTATTAATTTCAGAAGAAGGAGCTGGAGCTACTAATAGCAACAAAGCTGTTGTAACAGCTGTTGGAGCAAACACTGTAGCTGGAGGTGTTGACGATTTTGAAGTAGGGTACTATGAAGCTTCACAAACAATGGCCGCAGCAACAGCGTGTACTGTATTTGTATATGGTTCAGAATTCCAAAAGGGAACCAATGGAATGATTGGATCTTTAGAGGCAGAAGATGAGTTCTTCGACAACAAGCCAATTATCATAAAAGATCGTTACAACGTAGCTGGTTCTGATATGGCTCAAATTGGATGGGTTGAAGTAACTTCTGAAAATGGAGCAGCAGGATACCTTTGGTATATCAAATCAGAACACGACACAAGACAGCGTTATGACGATTATCTTGAAATGTCAATGATTGAAGGCGTTCCAGCAGCAGCAGCTTCAGGAGCATTAGCTTACCTTTCTCCAGCAACGTCCGCAGCACCAGGTGCTACAGCAGCTACAACTGCAGCAGGTACTCAAGGTCTTTTTGATGCTATTGAGTCTAGAGGGAATGTTTGGTCAGGAGCAGGTCCAACTACCTTAGCTGATTGGGATACAATTGTAGACCGATTAGATAAGCAAGGATCAATCCAAGAGAATGTAGTATTTGTTGACAGAAACTTCGGTTTTGATATTGACGACATGCTAGCTGCCCAAAACTCTTATGGAGCGGGTGGAACATCTTGGGGTCTTTTTGACAACGACGAAGAGATGGCTCTTAATTTAGGTTTCTCAGGATTTAAAAGAGGTTACGACTTCTATAAAACTGACTGGAAATACCTAAATGATATTGCTTTAAGAGGTGGTATCACAGGTGGAGCAGTAAATGGATGTATGGTTCCTGCGGGATCAACAACTGTTTATGATCAGATTCTTGGCAAAAATGCTAAGAGACCATTTTTACATGTTCGTTACAGAGCGTCTGAAACTGAAGATAGAAGATATAAAACTTGGGTGACTGGTTCTGCTGGTGGCGCAAGAACATCTTCTACAGATGCGATGGAAGTACACTTCCTATCTGAGAGAGCTTTATGTACATTAGGAGCTAATAACTTCGTATTGTTCAACGCTTAATCGGATTCTTTATAACCCAGACCAAGCCCCGCCTAGCGGGGCTTTATTAATTAAATAAAATATAATAAAATGAAAAAAAATGACATATATGCCGATAGATTATTTCGGTTAAAAACAGAGAAAACCCCATTAAGTTGCATGATTGATACTGGCTCTGCTAAAAAGAAGCCACTAGTCGTATGGGATGAAAAAACAAAACAAAATAGAGCAATTCGTTACGCCTCTAATCAAAAGTCTCCATTTGTGGATGAACAGGACGACAATCCTGTATTAAGCCCTGTAGTGTTTGAAGATGGATTTCTTACTGTACAAGGAACCAATAAGACGCTTCAAGAGTTTTTACTACTTCACCCTAAGTATAATAACTTATTTGAGGAGGTGAATAATGAAGAAAATGCTCAGGAGGATTTAGAGATATTAGACGCAGAGGATGATGCTCGTCAAATTGCAAGAGAGCTAACTATAGAACAATGCGAAATGATAGGAAGGGTGTTGCTTGGATCCAATGTAGATAAAATGACGTCTGCTGAGCTTAAAAGAGACATTCGACTTTACGCAACTAATAATCCGATAGAATTTTTAGAGATACTAGATGATCCGGATATTAAGTTAGAGTATTTAGTAGTAAGTGCTTTTAGTCAAAAACTAATAGCTTTTAGAAATCAAAAAAGAGATATTCATTGGAATTTGTCCGAGAACAAAAAGAGACTTATTACTATTCCAAAAGATGTTGAGCCTAACAGAGCTTTGATAGCGTTTCTAATTTCAAATGAAGGTCAAGAATCTTTAGATGTGCTTGAAAAATTAGTTGAATAATTTTTATTATCTTTACAAAATATTAATATAAAAAAAACTTTAAAAAATGTCTAAATATTTATCACTACCAGTTGCTACTACTGAAGATTCAGGAACAGCAAGCGCCACCACTGCTGACAAATTAGTAGAGGCTGGTCAAAATTTTGAGTCAACCGTTACGGTTGGGTCTATAGTCTACAACACAGCGGACGATACGTCAGCCACTGTAACTGCTGTAGACAGCGACACAACGTTGTCTATTTCTGCAAACATTATGGCTAGCGGAGAGACTTATGTAATCTTATCTGCGTCATTGTCTTCTAGTAATCAATTAATAGCAATGGATTATATTGCTAACGTGACGGCAAGTGATGATGTTACTGCTGTAATAACGCTAGGGACACTAACTAATGATGTGGTTACTATTGATCACGCGCCAAACACTA